AATTTCTACTTCGTATTCCCAGTAGAGGGCATCTTCCTCACTTATATTATCACTGCACCATTCAAAAGCTTCAGGAAATTTGTTTATTTCACTATCACAAATGGAAAATCCATAATCTGCCATTTGTTCTAATTGTTTGGCTACCTCTTCAGGTACTTCTACATCTGATAAACCTACAGAGTAGGTTACTTTTACGGTTAAATCTTTGATTGTTTTCATTTGTTGTTTAATTATTTGTTAAAAGATAGGTTTTTCTTATCTATACCTTTTCTGAATTGTTTTCTGTTGACTTGAATTCTAATTTAAACTTCAAGTTCTTAAACTCTGTTTCATTACACCTAATAAGTGATTCAGTTACATCATAAACTTCTCTAATGTTAGCATTTACTCCTTCAAATACGAAGCAATCTCTTATTAATTTTAGAAATAAGTTCAAACCATCTTCAGTAATAACCCCCATAAGGTTATATGGCGTATTATCCTTAGAGCAATATATAAAAGCTCCCTCTTTAATTTCTTTTTTCATTTGTCGATATTTTTAGTGTTAATAATCTTTCCTAAGTATAGTACGAAGTACTTTCTATTGGGTACTGCACCCCATTCGGGGGCACAAGCTGCAAGCTTGCGCCAGCGGGGGTTCTCATTTGCTGATATTTTTAGTCTTTAAAAATTACTCCTTCGCTTTTAGTTTTCTGCTCATAAGAGCTGAGAATTTTAGCTAATGTGATTTCGGTATCTTCTACCAAATTAGAAAATTTTTCTCCGAGATTCCCTTTATACCCTTGATACAATATATCCGTTAACACATCTATTTGTGCGTTATTTAATTCTAATGTTATATCAAGATCATACATACTATTTTCGTTCTCTATTAACTCAATAGAAAATTTACCTAAAATTTCTTTTTTTGTTCTCATTTGTCGATATTTTTAGTGTTAATAATCTTTCCTAAGTATAGTACGAAGTACTTTTTATTGGCTTCTGCACCCCATTCAGGTTTGCCTGTGCCAAAGCGTATTGCTTTTAATTCTATGGTGAGGCTTGGGGCATCACGAGCATAGCCATTGCGAAAGACGACAGTGTCGTATTCTTTTCCGATAAGACGAAGGTTGTAATACGGTTTGATGTCGCGGTACTCTTCTGTTTTCTCGCCTGAGAGTATCATATCAAACCATTTCTTTTTGATAGTGAGGTGTAACGTGTTCATTTTAATAATCGTTTTTCAATTTCTTCTTTTTTTCGGTTGAAATCCTTGCGAATGGTCTCGTAAGGCAAATCGTTTTCTTCGATGTTGTAGGACCTTAATATGTTGATGATGGTAAACTTATAAGGTATACTATAATAATAGTGGTTCATTACTGCCGTGCGAAAGAGTTCTCGGCGAAAATGACTGTCCACAAACTTCACTATTAGTGTGTTCTGCTGTGGCAAGATTATCGCCCCACGCTTCTCGTAATTGCTTGTGTTGATAGTGAGCAGGTAGGTTTGCGACAATTCCTTTTTGGCGCGGTATTGGTACTCTGATAGGTTGCTTTTGCGTTGCAACACGTTGAGAATATAGATACCTATTTCGTCGTTTGCTTTTGGGGCATACGGCTCGCCATAGAGCGTACGCATATACTTAATAAGGTAAGAAGGTAAGTTTAAAGTGATATTTATCATATTGTTATTTGTTAATTGTTAATTTACTAATGATCATTTCGTCGTTATAATAGTACTCAATAGCGGTGTTCTTCTCTACAAAAGCGTCCAACTCATTGATATCTTTAGGATATACCGTATATAGGTAGGGGACAAAGTCTTTCAATTTTGTAACCCCACTAATAGCACATAATCCTACTAAATGCTGATGCCAGTAGAGGGCAGCTATATAGGCGTTACTCTTCTTAAAATGCGTAATGATAGGCTCAATACATAGCAATGGCTTACTAATACAATATGCTTTTTTCCCGTGTGGGTCACTCTCATCATTCGTTACTCGTAATTCTTCATTTATTAAGAATTTTCCCCAACCATCATTGGCATAAGTAATAGTAGGGTTGATACAGTGATATAACGGAAAGTTGCTTTTCTGCTCAGGGAATATATCATATAAAAATTTAAGATATTCCAACAAGTCGAGTTGAGAGCCAGCAGGCAATAGTCCGCCAACTAATGAGCCTCTGCGATAGAGCCCACTCACCACACAATTAGTTTTGTGCAGATAGGCAGAATCTACCTTTATATTCGTCAGCATTTTAAAGAAGTATTCCATTTGTTTATGGTTTAAGGGTTATGTATTAGGTGTAGTATAGATTTTATCTATAACTAAAAAAGGGATTTTCTCCATTTTTTTTGAAAAAAAGTAACTTTTTCTCAAAAAGGGGCATTTTTTTTTCCTACATTTCCGACAAATCCTACAAAGAGTATAAAACACTATTTTTCAGCTTATTGTACCTTGTAATAATCATCTCTTTTGAGAAATCTTGTAGGATTTTGTAGGAAAACAATAAAACTTTCCGACACTTTCCGACATTTCCGACACGCTTTCCGACACAATTTTACTACTTAATAAATTGATTTTTAAATAAATAAGTCTTTGTCGGAAATGTCGGAAAAAAAACAGTGGTTTTTAGTAAAAAATTGCGCTTTGTAAAAAAATAAAATCAATATGGCAAATCATCTTCATCTACTATTGCATCTGGAATGTTACTATTATTATAGGTAGTCTTAGGTTTTCGTATACGTTGTAATTCTATTTCTGCCATTAGTTCTTCTTTTATATTTACCTTATTTAAGTCGATAAGAAAGGCACTGGTATTACAATTAATTTCCATATTGATACGAATACTCTTCACCTCATCTTTATAGGCTTCACATTCTTTTATAAGTTTTCTCATTTCTGCTTTTGAGGGTGCTGATTCACGATTTTGTACAAACCATTGCCTCTGAATGATACTAAATACAGTAGTGAAATTGAATTTTAGTAATCCTCCTTCCTCTCTTATATTTACATCTATCCTCAGTGTCTCTCCCTGAGTTAAGCGCATACACGATAGGAAACAATCCCAAAACTTATTGATGGGCGAATCTGTATCAAGTTTTCGACGTTGATTTTCTACTATCTTTTCAAAGTGATCTATCATATCTGCTTTTCCAAAAGGAAAGAACTGTTGCGACTCGAATATATTATATATAGTGTGCAACACGGCTAAATTGTCAATAATACGAGTAGGTACATTCTGAAATTTTTCTAACTTACCTAAAGCAATTTTATTCACGCGATAAGTGTCGAGAAAACGTTCTTCAAAAAGAGTACGCTGGTTGATAAAAGTATTAGATATGCCCGAAATACCTTTGCGAACAATATCTTTCAGTTTATCATATTCTTTTTTCTCTTCTTCACTAAATTCCCTGCTCTCCATTTCTTCCCAAATGAGTCGAGAGATAAGTGCTTCAGCACTGGGGTAATCATTACCTGTAAGTATAGTAGAACTGATGATAGGTACTTCATCTACGGCTACCTTGCTTTCTATAGAGCCACGTTTGTACCCACGTCTATCCCATAAACCTTTGATGATACCATCTACTTGTGGGTTTCCTCTCTTGTATTCCGATAGTTGCGATATACCATTGCTAAATTGTGCAAACTCTCGTATCTGTGCTTTGATAGTAGAAGCTGCTCCCTCCAATTGTATAGCGGTTTGAGGAACTCCCATAAACGATTGTATAGCTTCGCATATATTATCTTTACCAGTTGAAGCTGGTCCAAAATAGAATAGTATAGGAAAGAATCCTGTACAACTCACGACTATGTCTTGAAATAACGAACCTATACCGAAAAGAATACCCGTAATAGCATATCCTCGATGTACTTTATATACTTGTCGAAAATAGTTGTGAATACTCATTTGAGTATCAAATGATTTGAATTTTTTTTGTGCTCCATATTTATAGATATTCTTATCATAGCTTCTATTTGCAGAAGGAATGTAATAGCTTTCGTTTTTAAGTTTAAAAAGTCCTTCTTTATTGATAAGTTCTTCACGTTCCCCTGGTATCACTATCTTATTATTCCATACCCAAAAGCCTTCAGGTTGCCATCCTAATACATCAATTTTTCTTCCGTTACCCATACGGTCAAACAAATAGCGCAAGAGACGTTCGTGTTGTGCAGCTGTACCTGAGAATGAAAAATTACCATAAGAAGTAACCACATTCTTAAATGAAGGGAGGGTGTTTATTTTATCAGAAATCACATCAAAAATTTTCTCAGTGTTATGTACATTACATATACGTATAAGTTTCATTGGAAACTGTTCATCTTGCATGTGCTGTACTATTTCAATAGAGAAATTGGAAATCGACATAAAGTATTCCTTACCCTCCTTGCCCGCTGATGTATAGATGCGGTTATGGTGCTGAAAAAGTCCGTATTCTATAATCTCATTCTTATATAGGTAAGGATCTTCTACTTCATCAGGAAAGAGATAGAAGTCGAGAGAACCGTCGCCGTCGCCTACTGGTTTACTAAGGTTAGAGTTCTTTTCTCCCATATCAATAATTATCTCTGGTGTCTTGAGATATTGCTTTTCAACCTTCTCAGATTTTGAAGCTACCTTAATTTTAAACATCTCTTTGAGCTGCTCAGCATACGCCTCGCGGGTAGTGTCATCAGGAATACAGCCTACGAGTTTGCCAGCCAATTCGGTGAGGTTCTTTTTATCTTCGGGCAATAGTAATGGCTTTTTACTTTCGCCGTGCTTCTCAGTATAGCGGTCGAGTGCAGTGCGGTAGGCTTCGCCAATAAGGTGCACTATAGCATCGTTGCGCGAGTATTTGATAAGTTCTACCGCATTGGGGCGTTGCCCTATACTGTCAGGGTCTTCTTTGTCTTCCGACGGGAATACCACTAATTCGGCAAACAAACCCGCTTGCAGTATCAGCTGTAAATCGCGCTCGGCAGCCGTACGCCCTGCACTATCGCTATCGCGGAAGATAATCACCTTGCGACAAAGTTTCTTCAGTTGTGCCAAGTGCTGTGGCGTGAGGGCTGTGCCCAAGGTAGCAACGGTATTGGCAAACCCTATCTGATGCATACGCATTACATCGGTATAGCCTTCTACCAAATACACCTCGCCAGTATTAGCAATGGTGTTGCGCGCCAAATGAAAGCCGTACAATAACTCCGACTTGTTGAATATAGCCGATTCGGGGCTGTTCAGATATTTAGGCGAATTGCCATTCACCCCTACGCTCCTGCCCCCGAAGCCTACACAATGTCCGTACTTGTCACAAATAGGGAAGATTATACGCCCCTTGAAAAAGTCGTAATAATTACCTTGGGAATTTTTGCGCAACAGACCTAATGTTTCGCCATCGCTCACGATAGCCTGCTCTTTGAACGCCTCGTACAAGCCTGCCAAGGCATACCCAATACCAAAGTTATCCACAATCTCATCGGTAAAATTACGGCTAAGCATATACTTCTTGGCTTCGCTCTCAGGGGGTAAACTCACGAAATTCTGACGGTATATTTCGGCTGTTTTCTTGAGTATTTGTGTAAGGCTTTGCTTTTGGGCGCGCTTTTCTTTTTGCTCGTCGGTTTCCTTTTCGTATTCTATAGGAATGTTGAGGGTTTCGCAGGCTATTTTTACAGCCTCAAGGAAATCAACACCCTTATAGGCTTGAATGAAGTCGATAATGCTTGTACCTCCTTTGCCCGAACCGAAGTCTTTCCATATATTTTTTACATTGGACACCTTGAAGCTGGGGGTGCGTTCGTTTTTGAAAGGCGAGCACCCCTCCGCCGTTCCGTTGTTACGTATCTTATACGAAGCATCGGTATACACCCTGCCAATAGCTTGACAAAGGTCGGCTTCGTATAATTTATCTATGACTGATGATTTGATCATAATCAGTTCCTTTCTTCAAAAAGTTTATTGAATTGCTCTTTTCCCATTTTTCCAATAGCTTCTGCTACATTAGAGTAACCGAGTTTTTTAGCAAAAGAACTCTTTTGATCATATAAGTCACCTAACAATTTCGGACTACAGTCTTTCATTGTTAAAGGTACTATGCCAGAGTCTTGCATTTGTTTAATTCCTTGAAGCTGTATCTTGGCAGAATTGATAATGGTATTAGCAACATTAGTCATAGCTTGTGCTTTTGAAGTATCAACGCGCTCCTCTTTGATGTCGTCTAAAAGTTTGAATAAGGTTTCGTTTAAGTCGTCTAAGTTCATTTTGTTAGCTGTTTTTTTATTTTAGAAATTTGTTTTATAGCTGTTTTTAACTCATTAGGATAACGGTGAATAGTATTTTTTTGCATAAGTTCTTCATTGCTCACACACACCAAATTTTCCAAACAGCAATCGAGCGTATTCCCATTCTTAAAAATGATATTATACCCTTTAGGTATTGTTCCGTGTGCTTGCTCCCATAAATAACGGTGCTTAGGTATTGCTTTTCTCGCTCCTGGTATCTTTATATAGATGTAAGAAGTACCTTTTTCATTGCGAATCACCTCAGTATAATCAGTGAGAGTATTATGAGGTAAATGCCCTTTCTTAAAAAAAGTGTGTTTTACCTTCTCATAAGTTTCTTCTGACATTTTTATACCTTTGTTTTCAGGAATCTTCCCTTTTTTATATCTACTACTTAGCGATTTTTCTTTCAGTAATTCGCTATACCCTAAGCGGTGTGCTTCTTTTCTAATTGTAACACAACTTCTATTTAATTCCTTAGCTATCCACTTTAAAGAATTATTGCGAATATGTTCGTGAATAAAAGTAAGTTCTTCTTCGTTGAGAGGTCTTTTCATTCCCTCGCTTTTGAAAAAATCACATAATTCAGCTGATATTCTAAGATTGTTTTTTCGCATAAATCTCTGAACTGCATAAGGTGATACACCTAATGCTTTTGCAATTTTTTTACCTGATAGTTTTAAGTAATGCTCACGAATGAACGCTGCTTTTTCTGGGGTGATTACAGATTTCATAGTGTTTATTTTTTTTCTAATTGTGTTACTTATCTAATCTCCTTTCAAATCGGGGTGTTAATTATTTTTATAAGGTTTTAACCTATAGTAATTTTCAAAGTCGATTAGCCATTGAGGTTTTTTTGTCTTTTTGTTTAAATAGTTTAGCAGTTCTGAATGATACTTCTTCAATATAGTTAGCAGCTCAGTATTAGGCGTTTCTCCTCCTAATATATTTAGGCGTTTTTGCGCTATATGAATATCTTGATTAAGTTTGAAATTATGAGTACTTTCCTCTGTATAACCTCCTATCTCCAACACCCACGCCAGTAGCTGACAACAGCGTTCATTAGAAATTATATTAATTCCTGCTTCCTCAGCAGTGATTAGTAATGCCTTATAAAATGTTTTCATTTATTTTCTTGTATTGATGTAGTTTTTCTCTTTTGATAAAACGATTTACAGTACCCTTAGAAACTTTCAGTTTTAAACTAATTTCACGTTGAGACATTCCTTGCTTTATATACTTCCGTATTTTATCCTCGTTTCCAGTTAGCTTAACTTTTTTTGAAAGACTTCCTTTAGGACGACCTATAAATACCCCTTCAGCTTTTTTGCGGGCTAATGCTTCTTTGGTTCGTTGAGATATAAGTTGTCTTTCTATTTGTGCAGAAAGCCCATAAGCAAAAGCTATCACAGCACTACTTATATCGTTATCCAATCGGTAGTTATCCTTGATTGTCCAAATATTTACCTTTTTCTTTGTACATTCGTTTAAGATAGCCATAATCATCATTAAGCTTCTACCTAATCGTGATAGTTCTGAACAAAGGATATAATCTCCTGCCTTTGCTTTTTCTAAGAGTTTTCCTAATTCTCGTTTTTCAGGGTCTTTCGTTCCTGATATTCCCTCGTCTGAAATCCAACCATCTATTTTCATATTATTCTTCTTACAGAAGTTCTTTATTTCAAAGCGTTGGTTTTCTACGGTTTGCCTATCTGTACTTACCCTAATATATCCGTATACCATAGTTATTGTATTTCTAATTGTACTACATTCATTAAATTATTGTTTAATGGTATATCCCATATTCTTTCCATCCTTCTTGTTGGCAATTTACAGGCGTATGAAGGTCTGTATATACAAGGTAACGATAGAAAGATGTTTTTGATATTTTTAATTTTTTGGCAATGATTTTTTTCTGC